TTTTTTTAGCCCGGGTGTGGCATGTGATACCACGGAACAATCCGCCACCGCCGAGGCGGCAAACCAGTAAGGAGGTGATCTCAGTGAGCAAACGCCTGAAAAACCGCAAGATGCAGGTAATTTACCGGGGCAGCCATTGCCGGCCCGGAATCCCCTGGGAAGAACAAGTCACAAAATTTAAAGACCTAGAGACAGGTGAAAAATACGCTTGGTGGAGCGACCGTGTGTTGTGGCTCGAGTACGACCTTGGTCGCGTACCGCAGGTTGGCGACATTGTAATGCTGTCAGGTACTCCGCAGCCTGGATACGGCGGAAAATACCACTTGCGTAACGTCAAGATTCATTCTATCGAGGCAGCCAACCAGGTTATAGCGGTAAACCAGTAAGGGAGGTGATCCCATTGAAACTCAAGGTCCCCATCGAGGAAGTCCAAAAAGGCGACTGCATCAACGGTAAAAAGGTCGTGGAAGTATTGCACCGATTTGACGTAATGGTCCGCGAGAAATATGTCCGCCTGGTCTTGGAGGGCGGCTGGCCGATTGTAGACGGCTACATGGGCCGAGACATGGTCGAAATCGAAAGGCCTTAAATTTAAGAAACCGAGGAGGTGAAACCCATGATCACCCAAGACGCCAGAGCAACGGCCCGGGCCGCGGCCCTGGAACACATCCGCCGGGCCAACCTGCGGGAACCTGTAGCCACCATCACGGCCGGCAAAGGCAGGGATACTTGGCAGGTCCGGATCACCCGCAGGTCCGGAGAGTTTTTCGAGGTCTGCGGACGGGCTACCCGCATGGACGTTTACCTGGCCGAAACGAACGACGGGTACCTGGTTTCGGTCCCCAATTTCCACCGGTGCGGGTTGGTGCCCGCCGACTGCAACACCTACGACATCATGGAGTACGTCCGGATTGAGAACAAGGTCGATGCCACCACCCTGGCCGCTGCGGTCAGGTATCTGATCGGGGGCGGGAACGATGTTCAATAAGCGCAACCCATCGAAAGAGGAACTTGCGGCGCAGCAGACCATTTTGCTCGAACACCTCGCAGCCATGGGATTAAAACCGGAAGACGTGCCCCAGGCCATGCAGGAGTTGCAGAACCAAATAAAGACCGAGCTTAAGCTGCTAATGGCCAAGGAGAAACTGGCTAGTTAACGGTTGAGATAGACTTTGCATGGTGCTTTCACGGTCAATCTTATATTCTCTAACCGGAAAAAGAAACCAGACAATTACTAAAATTTACCTTGAAAAGGGGGAAAAAAGTGGATATTAGCACCGTAATCCGGAAGGCCAGAACGGCAAAGAAAATGAGCCGTGCAACCCTTGCCACTAGAATCGGTCTCAGCCCCAGAACCATAGAAACGTATGAAGCCGGCAAACAGGTCCCGCCGGCAGACGTAACACTGGCGATAAGCCGGGAGTGCAGGATGCCCGAGCTGACCCAATTATATTGTCGGAAGTACTGCCCGATTGGGCAAAAGTACGGCTACGAGGTCCTGGGGGGAGTAAATCTTGATCCCCCAAGTGTGGTGATCAAGCTGGTAGGGGAATTTGACGAGGCGCGGGCCGTCTTGGGGAAGATGCAGGAACTTCTGGTCAATAAGAATGGCCGGGAGGACTTCTCGGAAGCCGAATGGCGGGAGTTCATCAGGTGCCTGGCAGAGTTCCTGGACGTGGAGCACGTGGTGGAGTGCCTGAAGATCAGCCTGGGGTACTGGACCGACGTTGGCGAGCTGATCCGGGAGCACAACGATAAGTGCTGGCAAAGGGGATATGTGCAAAAGAAAAAGACGGCTTTAAAAGCCGCCAACTAAACTCTACCCGACCCCATTCTATCACAGGAGAATGGGGCAGTCAATGGAGGGATAACATGACCAACGAAGCCAAGGAAAGTGCTCAGGGCGTAGGGACCTGCGCCAGGTGCAAGAGAAAGCTGACCAACCCACATTCGGTTGCCAGAAACCTGGGACCAGTATGCTATGGCAAATCAGGCGGCGGCATCTTTGATGCCGACCTCCAGGCGGACGAAAAAGAGTGGGCCCGCCGGGAGGAGTTGCTAAAGGCCGGCGGAGAGATTGACCTGGGGGTGAACTGGGACTATCCCGACCCCGGGAACATGATCAGAGGATACAACATGCGTGTTAGCGTGCGTTTCAAAGACGGTGCCTTTGAGGCGTACGGATGCTTGATGAAGCCAGGCAAGGGCCATGAAGAAGTGATCTTTGCTCGGGGCCAGGATTTGAAGGTTATTTACCGGGAGGCCATTGCTGCGGGGCCGACCGCAACGGCACAGGCCTACCAGGCCAGGAAACAGGCCTTTAGAGCTGCCAAACGAGCAGCCCGCAGGGCGAGTTAGGGGGAGAAAAGATGATTAAAGGCTACAAAGGCTTTGATAAAGGCCTGAAATGCAGGGGGTTTCAATTCCAGGTTGGCGGCGAATATGAAGAGTCCGACGCCATCGCCTGTAAAAAAGGATTTCACTTCTGCGAGTTCCCGTTTGATGTATTTAACTACTATCCTCCATCAGATAGCCGCTACGCGGAAGTGGAGGGCGACGGAAAGATATCTAAACACAATGGCGATAGTAAAGTGGCCTGCACCAAGTTGCGCGTCGGGACCGAAATCGGGCTTAGTGGTCTTATTTCCGCGGGTGTGAAGTTTATTCTCGAGAAAGTTGATTGGAGTAACAAAAAGGAATCGAACACCGGGGTTTACTCGGCGGCCACGAACACCGGGTATCAGTCGGCGGCCACGAACACCGGGTATCAGTCGGCGGCCACGAACACCGGGGATCAGTCGGCGGCCACGAACACCGGGTATCAGTCGGCGGCCACGAACACCGGGGATCAGTCGGCGGCCACGAACACCGGGGTTTACTCGGCGGCCACGAACACCGGGTATCAGTCGGCGGCCACGAACACCGGGGATTACTCGGCGGCCACGAACACCGGGTATCAGTCGGCGGCCACGAACACCGGGGATTACTCGGCGGCCACGAACACCGGGTATCGCTCGGCGGCCACGAACACCGGGTATCGCTCGGCGGCCACGAACACCGGGGATCAGTCGGCGGCCACGAACACCGGGGATTACTCGGCGGCCACGAACACCGGGTATCGCTCGGCGGCCACGAACACCGGGTATCGCTCGGCGGCCACGAACACCGGGGATCAGTCGGCGGCCACGAACACCGGGGATCGCTCGGCGGCCACGAACACCGGGGATCGCTCGGCGGCCACAGTAAAAGGCAAAGAGTCTGTTGCCATGGCTCTCGGCTACCAAAGCAAGGCCAGAGGTGCCCTTGGGTGCTGGATTATTTTGGCCGAGTGGGCTCGGGACGATAAAGGCGATTGGCACATTATAGATGTTCAGTGCGCCAAGGTGGACGGAGAGAAAATAAAGGCCGATACCTTCTACTGCCTGGAGAACGGACAATTTGTTGAATGCGGGGAGGATGACGAATGAAGCAAATGATTGCAGCCTTCGCGGGCAAGAACAAAGACTTTGGACTTTACCTCTTAGCCATGCGGACCTGGCTCAATTGGGAACGGTCCGGAGCGGCCAAGAAGGCCGTAAACCAATAATGAAGGAGGATGTCACATGGATAAACAAGCGTTAATCGAGCGCCTGCTGGCGCTTCCAGGGGATATTGAGGCAGCGGAAAAGCAGGTGTTGGCTATGTCCCAGGCCGTTGACGCGGCCCGGGAGCAGGTGGCGACCATTGAGAAGGACGCCATCCTGAATGGTGCCATCACCGGCAAGAACGAGACCGAACGCAAGGCCCAGATGGCCGCCCTTACGGCCGAAGCCAGACAGGCGGTTACAGAGGCAGAGGTCAAGCTAAGTATAGTCAGGGTGGCATATAATCGGCTGCTGAACGAGTTTAGAGCGCTGCAGGCGGTGGCCCAGTTGTTGAGCAAGGAGGTGGCGTAAGTGGCAGTTGATAAGGCCCTGGTTCAAAACCAGGACGGCCTGATGCACTTGGAGGGAAGTAACATCCACAATATGGCCGTGCGGCTGAACGAGATGAAGCAGAAGCTGGACCTGGTCCAGAAGTTTTTCAAGGACGTAATGGTCAAGGATGTGGACTACGGGGTTATCCCAGGGACACAAAAGCCTTCCCTCTACAAGCCCGGGGCAGAAAAACTATGTGAGCTGTACAACTTCGCCATCGTCATCGCGGAGAAGGATGAAGAAAAGGACCTCCAGACCGGCTACTACCGGGCAAAGCTGGTGATCCGCCTGGTGCACCGCGGGACAGGAGCATTGGTAGCCGAGGGCACGGGTGAGGCCAACGTTTACGAGAGCAAATATCGCTGGCGTTGGGTTTATGAGCGGGATCTGCCCAAGGGAATTGATAAGGAGTCCCTGGTGTGCAAGGAGTTTGAGGGTAAGAACGGCGGTACCTATAAGAAATATCGGATTGAGAATACCGATCTCTTTGACCAGTGGAATACGGTCCTCAAGATGGCGAAGAAACGGGCGCTGGTCGACGCGGTGCTTTCTGCCACAAGGTCCAGCGGTATCTTCTCCCAGGCCGAGGATGAACTCGACGCCTGGATTGAGGGCGAGGCCGAGGAGGAGCCGGTAGAACAACCACCTACGAGGCCACCACAACAGCAGCGACAGAACACCCGGACAGGCCAAGCCCGGGGGCAGGGCCGCGGCCCGGCCAACCCCAATGCTCCGGCCAGCGAGGCCCAGGTAAAAGCGATCTTTGGCGCCGGTAAGAGCAAGGGGTTATCGAGCGACGATATCAAAGAGATTGTTTTGCGCCAGACAGGCAAAGAAGTCAACGGGTTGACCATGGGCGAGGCCAGCAACCTTATCGGGATGCTGCAAAACACCAGCAGGGATGGCCTGATGGCTATAATTGCCGAATCGTTTAGTGATGACTTCGGATCACTAAACGACGAACCACCTTCCTTGTTTGGGGGTGGGCAAGCATGAAGATTGCTCACCTGGGAGACGTTCACTGGGGCCTGGGGTATCCCGGGCCCTCCCCAGATTCCCGTTTCGAGGACATCAACCGGGTAATGGATTGGGTGGCCGACCGGATTATCGGAGAGCGGTGCGACCTGGTTCTTTTTGCCGGGGATGCATTTAAAGACGCCCGGGTGTTCCTGGACCGGGCCAGCGTGGAGATCAAGGCCTTCGCCGGCTGGCTGCGCAAGGTGACGGCATCCGGCATCCCGGTCATAGCCATCAGCGGCACGCCCAGCCACGACGCCATTGCAGCCTACAAGTTAATCCAGGAGATGCAAATCCCTGACGTCACCATAATCACAGATCCCACGGTTGTCCGGCGGGAAGGGCTATCCATTGCCTGCCTGCCGGGGCTCAACCGGTCCTCCCTGGTCACCCAGGAGGATTACCGCAACCTTCCACCCCACGTAATCCACCAAATGATGACCGACAAGATCGCGGAAACCTGCCAAGAACTACGGAAGCAATGTGACGGCTCGGCGGTCCTCCTGGCACATCTTACCTACGACCTGGCGGACAAGGGTTTTGAGGATGTCCTGATGCAGCACGAACCGGTACTCACCCAGGAGGCGGTCCGGGGCTTTGACCTGGTATGCCTGGGGCACATCCACCGACCGCAGCAGAACGGAAACGTGTTTTACTGCGGGAGCCCGGAGCGGCTGAGTTTCAACGATGAGGGCGTGAATGCCGGCTTTTGGCTACACGAGATTAAACAAGCCAGAGTGGACTCCCAATTTATTGAGACCCCGGCGCGGGAATTCGTAACTTTGGACTGGAGCGAGATGACCGTCAAGGGGTTCGTGGATGGCCAGTTACCACAGTTCGCCCTCGCCATGGTAAAAGACGCCATAGTGCGGCTCAGGTATACCTGCCCCGAAGACCTGGCCAAGCGGCTGGACCGCAAGGCCATGGAAAAAGCCATCTACGAGGCCGGCGCCTTTTACGTGGCCGAGATCAAGGCAGACGTCCAGCGGCAGGACAGGGCCAGGGACGAGGAAGTCACCGAGACACTCGGCCCGGTGGAGGCCCTGGCAAGGTGGGCCCGCCAGCAGGACATGCCGGATGAGGAGATCGTGACCCTACAGGCCATGACCGCGGGACTTTTGGAGGAGGTAGCAATATGATCCCATTACGTATTGAGGTTACTAATTTCGGAGCTATCCCGTATGCGGATATTGACCTTTCTAGCGTGACCCTGGCGGCTGTTTCGGGGCCGAACGGAGCAGGCAAAAGCACCATCTTTACCATTGCCCCGATGTTCGCCCTTTTTGGCACCACGAAGAACGGGTGTAGCGTGGACGATATGGTTCGCACCGGTACCCAGGAGATGGCTGTTACCTTCGAGTTTGAGCACCGGGGAGAGACCTACCGGGTTACCAGGACACGCAGCAAGAAGGGCAAAGGCAAGAGCACCCTCGAGCTGCAGCACCTGGTAGGCGGCCAATGGGTGAGCGAATCCGGGACCACCATCCGGGAAACGGACGAGAAGATCAGGACACTGCTCAATCTCGATGCGGAGACGTTTGCGGCTTCGAGCATGATCCTCCAGGGCCGGGCTAATGAGTTCACCGCTAAACCGCCAGGCCAGCGGAAAGCGGTCCTGGGCCAAATCCTCGGGCTGGAGGTTTACGACGCCCTGCAGGAAAAGGCCCGGGAAAAGGAGCGAGCTGCACATGTGGCCATGGAAAAGGCCAAGGCCAAGGCAGCGGAACTGGATGAGAAGCTGCAGACCCGGGCCGGGCTACAGGATGAAATGGCGGAAATAGAGACTCAACTGGCGGACCTGGCCAGGGAGATCGAGGGCAAAGAAGCAGAGTTGCTGCAGGCCGAGGAACAGGCCCGAGGGGCTGTAGCTAAAGCCGAGCGGGCCAGAGACCTTGAAGGCCAGATCAAGGCTTTGATGGATGAAATCACGGCCAGGCAACAGGAGCGCCAGAAGCTCCAAGAGCAGGCCGAGCGGGCCAGGAAGATGCTTGATGCCGAGGCCCAGATTATCGCCAGGGCCACGGAACTGGATCGGATCAAACAGCAGATCACAGAGCTAAAGGCCAAGCAGCCCATGCTGGCCGAGGCACAGGCGGAAGAAACCCGCATCGCAAGTGAGTTGCGCCGGATCGAGACCACCATCGGCAAACTGGCATCCCAAATTGGGGCTACCCGGGCAGCCCTGGCCAGCAAGGAGGCACTGGAGAAGGCGGCGATCGAATACCAAAAGGCCATGACTGACCTGGAAGCATTAGATGCCCTGGCGGAAAAGTGGCGGGCATTGGACGCGCAAGCTAAGGAGGCACAAGCGACATGGGAGCGGGCTGACGCGGAGTTTAAGGCCCGTGTCAAGGCGTTAGAAAAAGAACTGGCCGATCTCCGGGCCAGGGCCGCTATGCTGGATGACAGCGGCTGTATTGACCCGGAGCGGGCAGCATGCAGGTTCCTGGCCGATGCCCAGGCCGCCAAGGCCCGAATACCACAGGTCCAAGCAGAGTATGAGGCGCTTGACGTTACAGCTATCACCCGGCTAGAGGAAGCCTGGCATGATTTAGTGGCCCAGCGGGACACCCTGGGGTACGACCCAAAGGACCGGCAACGCCTGAAAGACATGATTGCAACCCTCCGGCCCAAGGCCGAGCAGGCCGCCCAGTTGGCCTCCAGGGCCGAGTTGCTCCAGAGCCTCCAGGAGCAGCGGCAGGGCGCTGAGGAGCAGCGGACCGAGCTTGCCAAAAGGCTTGAAGAAGTCCGGCAGAAGGTCGGGCAACTAGCTAACGAGTTGCGGACTTTACCATTACTTGAAGAGCGGGCCAAGAAACTCGAGGGTTGGGCCAAGGCCAAAGAGGAACTGCCGGCGGCCCGCCAGATAGCGGCCACCGCAGCAGAGAGGCTGGAGGCCATCGCCAGGGAGATCGGGATGAAGGAAGACCAGGTCAGAGGTCTGGAGCAAGAACGCCAAGATCTCCTGAAGGATGCCGCCCAAGCTCCCGCATACAAGGCCCGGATCGAAGAACTAAGGCTGGAGATGAGACGGCTACAGGAGCAGCAAAACAGCATCTATGCTCGGGTAGGCAGTCTCAAGGCCCTACTTGAGGCACTGGACAAAGCCCAGGAGGAGCGGCAAAAGCTGGCCGCCGAGATGGAGCCCATGGCCAAAGAACAGGTCCGGTGGCAGACCCTCGTCAAGGCCTTCGGACGCGATGGGATCCCTGCCCTGATAATAGAGAACGCGGTTCCGGAATTGGAGCGGATCGCCAATGAAATCCTGGGCCAGATGAGTAAAGGAGGGCACTCCCTAAAATTCGAGACCCAGCGCAACCTTAAGAGCAGAGCAGGCGTAGCAGAAACCCTGGACATAATCGTTTCGGACTGGAATGGGGAACGGCCATACGAGACATTCTCAGGCGGCGAGCAATTACGGATTGACTTCGCCATCAGGTTTGCCCTGGCAGAGTTGCTGGCCAGACGGGCCGGGTCCCGGGTGGAGTGGCTGACTGTGGACGAGGGCCTGGGGAGCCAGGATGCGGAGCACAGGGGCCTGGTCCTGGAGGCCATCAGGGCGGTGGCCGACAGGTTTAAGAAAACCTTGGTAATCACCCACATTGAAGAAGCCAAAGCCTTCTTTGACCAGGTAATTTACGTGGAGCCAAACGGGGCGGGGACGGATGTGATGGTGGCATGATAAAGATTATTCCCGGCAAACACCTGGGGGCGTTCGGCTTGATGCCGGCCGCCCCGGGCACCTGCCCGGAGTGCGCGGTGGACCATCCACCCGAGTTGCCCCATAACCAGCAGAGCCTTTTCTTCCAGTACAAATTTTTCAACGAGCATGGCCGGTGGCCGACTTGGGAAGATGCGATGGCCCACTGCTCCGAGGAAATGAAGGAGTTCTGGCGGATCGAGCTTCGGAAGCGGGGTGTGGAGATATGATTCTCTTCAGGCCCGAGCACGTCGCACCCATTCTACGGGGTGAAAAGACCCAGACCAGGCGCACGGGTAGGCGCAGGTGGCGTCCTGGATCTATCCATGAATGCCGAACAGAGATGTTCGGCAAACCCTTCGCCAGGGTCCGGATTCTCTCTGTAAGGCAGGAACCACTGGGCGCCATTACTGAGAACGACGCCATGCGGGAAGGGTATGGGTCCGTGGAGGAATACTTGGAGGCCTTCTTCAGGATATACGAAAAGAAGCTGAAAGGTATGCGGTTGGTAGATATCGGGAGGATGCCGGTCTGGGTGATTGATTTTGAGGTGGTCGGTCCATGAACAAGAGCAGAATTGAATGGACGGATGTTACATGGAACCCGGTCACGGGCTGCACGCCAATTAGCCCAGGGTGTGAAAACTGTTATGCCAAGAGGATGGCCTCGAGGCTCCGGGGTAGATGCGGTTATCCAGAAGATGAGCCATTCAGGGTGACAATTCATCCGGACCGTCTGAATGAGCCTTTTGCTTGGAAAAAGTCAAAACGAGTTTTTGTGTGCAGCATGAGTGATCTGTTCCACGATGATGTTCCGTTTGATTTCATACAGAAAGTATTTGATGTCATGGTATTGGCTAAACAGCACACTTTCCTGTTACTTACCAAGAGACCGCAAAAAATGAATGTTTTCATGAAGCGGTTTATGGTGCAAAGGCGCGACTATGCTGAAACCATCAAAGAAAGCGATATTAGGCGTCAAGCTCGTTTATGGGCTGAACAGCCTCCTCGGAATATATGGATAGGCGTTACTGTAGAGAACCAGGAATCAGCCAACAAGCGGATACCGCTGCTTTTGCAGACACCTGCCGCAGTCCACTTTGTAAGCTGTGAGCCATTGCTTGGCCCGGTTGATTTAAGGCCATGGATTAAGCGGTATTATCACGGCGGGGTCCCTGGGCTGCGGGTGGGAGATACGCTTCTTCCCCCAAGCGTAACAGGAAAATCCACTTTACTCGAATACGCTAAGAAAATCGACCCAAACGGTCCTCAACGGGCAGACAGGGTTTATCTTACAACCGATTTAGAAGCGGCTAAACTATTTGCCTTCGCATACCCATGCGGCCATGTATACAGAGCCGTTCCGGCACTCCCACTGGAGGATGACCCGGACTGCAAAGAGCCAGGCATATCATACCAAACGCCGGCGGCAATAGTTGTTCCGCCCGATACACCGGTAATAGATTGGGTCATCTGCGGCGGTGAGACAGGCCCCGGAGCCCGACCCATGCATCCGGACTGGGTACGGAAGCTGCGGGACCAGGCAGTGGCAGTAAGTGCGAAGGTGCCGTTCTTTTTCAAAAGCTGGGGGGATTATTGCTACCCAGAGCAGATGCCACCAGAAACATATAGGCAGGTGGACGCGGCGCATAACCTGGCCGGAAATCCTGATCACGACAAGCCGTGGAACGTCGGCAAAAAAGCCGCTGGTCGTTTCCTGGACGGCCGGACGTGGGATGAGATGCCGGAACCAAAGACGGTGAGTGATGCCAATAGCCGGCGGAGGGGTATGTAAAAGGTGGACAAAAAACCGAAACTGACAATTATTCCATGTACTTTAGCTGAGGCAAATGAATTTGTACGGCTATACCACCGGCACCATCAACCAGTCACCGGTCACAAATTTTCAATCGCCGTAGCCGACGAGTACCAAAATATCCGGGGTGTAGCTATTGTCGGCAGACCGGTGGCCCGGCTACTTGATGACGGGTGGACTCTGGAGGTTACAAGGGTGGCTACCGATGGGTGTCCAAATGCCTGCAGCGCACTTTATGCGGCCTGTTGGCGGGCGGCAAAGGCCCTGGGGTATCGGCGGCTTATTACATACACTTTGCCGGAAGAAAGCGGGGCTTCACTGCGCGGTGCCGGTTGGAAGTGTATCGGAAAATGCGGCGGTGGAACATGGAACAGACCAAATTGCGGCAGACCCCGCATAGACAAGCATCCATTGCAACAGAAGTTACGGTGGGAAGTGTCTGAACCAGAAGCCATGCCGGAGACGCCCCGAAAAAAGCTGAAGGGTGTAGGTAACGAGGCCGGAGGAGGGCAAGCACGTGGCAAACCCACAACCTGATGAATTCACCAGAATTTCAAATGAACTTTATACGGCCATAATGTAGAAGGGCGGTGAGATCATGACCAGAGAATTTACGGTTCTCCATCTCTTCTCAGGCATCGGCGGCGCCGCCTTTGGATTTCAGTGGGCCATTGAGGAGTACAAAGGCATGGTTGGCCGTTTTCGCACCCTGGCTGGCATCGACGTAGACCCGGAGGCCTGCAAGGACTTCCAGACCCTGACCGGAGCCCCGGCGGTGGAGATGGACCTTTTCTCACGGGCGGACTATATAGCTTTTCACGGCCACGAACCGCCAGCAGACTGGCGGGAAGCTACTTCCTGCGATTTGCTGGTAGCAACGGGGGGTGAGTATCCTGACGTAGTTTTCCTTTCGCCGCCATGCAAGGGTTTTAGCGGCTTGCTCCCGGGCCAGAAGGCCGCAAGCGCAAAGTACCAGGCACTCAACCGCCTGGTGGTACGAGGATTGCGGTTGGTCATGGAAGCGTTTCAGGATGATTTACCGTCGGTGATCATGTTTGAAAACGTCCCGAGGATCACCAGCCGCGGGCAAGGATTGCTGCAAGAAGTTAAACGCCTCCTGGGTGCCCATGGCTATCTATTCCACGATGGATACCACGACTGCGGGGAGATTGGCGGCTTGGCGCAGAGGCGCAAACGGTACCTATTGATCGCTCGAAACCAGAAAAAAATGAGTGCATTTGTCTACCGACCGCCTATACGGCGGGTACGGGCCATCGGCGATGTCCTTGGGGCACTGCCCCTGCCAGACGACCCGGCAATGGGCCTTATGCACCGCCTGCCCAGGCTTCAGTGGAAAACATGGGTTAGGTTGGCCCTCATACCTCCGGGCGGGGACTGGCGGGACCTTGATAAGATTGCACCCGACCAGTACCGGCTGGAGTATGTTCCACGGGATGGCGCTTTTCGGATTGGACGGTGGAATGAGCCAGCTACCACTATCACCGGTTCTGCCAGCGTGCGGGGGAGTAATGCCATGGCCGCTATCGCAGACCCTCGCCTACCCCATAGAGACAACCGCCATCCGGCCGTATATCAGGTAGTTAAGTGGGGCGAGCCCGGGCCGTGCGTGACGGGCACCAGGTTCGGTAGCGGAGCGCCGGCGGTGGCCGACCCAAGGCTTTCCTGCCGGCCACGAAACGGCGCCTATAAGGTCCAGGCCTGGGACCAGCCATCGGCGACAGTTATTGGAGCTAACGATATCCACGCCGGTGCAGCAGCCGTGGCAGATCCCCGCATCCCGACTGATAATGAGAGGCCGGACCCGCCACCGGTGATTATCGCCCTTGACGGGACATGGCACAGGCCCCTCACTACTTTGGAATTGGCGGTTCTCCAGGGGCTTCCGGCGGTTATGCCGGACGGCAAGCCCCTGATTTTGGCCGGGAATTCTGATGCCCGCTGGCGGGAGCGAATAGGCAATGCAGTGCCACCGCCGGCTGCCCGGGCCATTGGAGAGCAAATACTTTTTGCCTTAATGGTGAGCGCCAAGGGCGAGTGGGCACTGGGAAGCACTGGGGTATGGGTGACTCCTTTAAGAAAGGTGGCAACTAAATATGGGACGCAAGGTTTTTATAACTAGTGAGATGTCCAGCGATGAAAAACTGGTTGAGGTAGCAGAAGAAGATTCAGAAGCAGCAGTTTTATGGCCTTGGTTTTTAACCATACTTGACGACTGGGGACGTGCTGAAGCATCACCCAAAAGGTTAAAAGCAAAAGTATTTCCCATGTTCCCCCACGTCACTGTTGAGCTTATCGAGGAAGCCTTGCGTCTTTATTCAAAAGTTGGGCTCATTGTGCTTTATGAAATAGAGGACAAGCGTTATATGGCCATCCCCGATCAAAAAACCTGGTATAAATGGCAAACACATATTCGGACATCGAAGCGGGAAAAAGATGAATCGCGGATTCCACCGCCTCCCGGTGAAGGTGCGCGTAAATGCGCGAAGGTGCGCGAAGATGGACGCAATTGCACACCTTCACCTTCACCTTCACCTTCACCTTCAGGTAATAAAAATATATGTGTGCCTGACAAGTCCGAAAAATCCGAAACCGCCCCGGCTGAGAAACCGAAAAACGGTGGAGCGCAGCTTAAAGCTGGCAAAGGCGAGGATTACACGGATGACTTTGAGTTCTTTTGGATGTTATATCCACGCAAGAAAGAAAAGCGGGCAGCCTTTAAAAATTGGCAAACACGACTCAAAGAAGGTCATACAGCTGATGAGCTAATCACGGCCGCTAAACATTACGCGCAAGAATGCACTGCCCTGGGAACTGCGGAGAAGTTTATTAAGCATGCTAAAACCTTCCTGGGTCCCAGTAAACCATTTTTGGATTACGCATATCCTCCACCACAGCAGCAAAACCCTGCTAGTGGTAATAAGCAAAAAATGCCCCGTGCTTTTGAAAGTCTGCGACAATGGGCAAGGGAGGGGACGACGTGACCAAATGACCAAACATGAAGTTCAAAATCTGCTAGGTTGGGCAATAGCTAATTATCCCAGCATGCAGGAAAAGGATATGCGCATGACAGCAGCCCTGTGGGAAAAAATGCTGGCCGACATACCTTACGACATTGCCGAGAAAGCATTGATTAAAGTGATGGCTACAAGTAAATTTTTCCCAACTGTGGCTGAAATACGAGAGGCTGTTGCTGACATCACGACATCGAGGCTTCCAACATGGTCGGAAGCGTGGAACGAGGTAAAAAGAGCTATCAGGAATTATGGCTATTACCGCCCTGATGAAGCTATGAAATCAATGTCACCGGAAGTTGCCCGAGTGGTGCACCACATCGGCTGGCAGGAGATTTGCGCCTCCGAGGAACCGGATGTTGTGCGGGGTCAATTCCGGATGGCCTGGGAAAGCCAAGCAAAAAATGCCCGGGAAATGGCAGTGCTGCCAGCGGAAGTACGCGATTTAATTGGTCAAGTAAGTAATGCGCTGCAAAGGGGCCGGGGCGAGTACGGGTTATAAAGTCGATATTCGAACAGGGAAATTAGAGGTCAACCGACTGATTTCGGTGTGGAAACGGGAAAACCGCCATAAAAGGGAGGCGCTGAACAATGCCGGCCACGAGTGATATAGCTTCTTTCTTGCCCGTAGGCGGGCCGCCTTTGGGATGGGAGTATATCGCCGAGAAGTACGATCTCGACGACGAGGAGGCCATGGGATTTACAGAGGTCATCGGCCGAGTTTTGGGGCGGGAGGTCAGGCTGCCGGAAACCTTCCGGCTGGAGCCGTACCGCACGGAACGCTGCCTGCGGGTAATCCCGGGAGGGCGGGCCAATGGCTAAAGCGGGCTTAATCGATAAATGCCAGAGATGTCTAAAAGCCGATAGAAGGGCCAATCGGTGCCAGGCGTTCACCGATGAGGCGCTGGAGTACATCAAAGAAGAGTTGAGCGAAGCCCACGCCGAGTGGCTAAAAGCGCAACAGGAGTTCGGAATGGCCGCACCAGAGTTTGTTGAAGCAGCGATATTAAAACTCGCGGCGGCCGAAAGCCGGTATAACACATTACTCCGGCTGGCTAAACAAAAAGAAGTGCAGGACGATGGCGAGAAAGACATGCCCGGCTTGTGGCAAAAACTCGTACAGCGCAGGCGAGGGGTATAGGTGGATTTGCCCATATTGCGGTCGCGATCTTACAAAAGTGCCTGCAGAGCCCACTGGAGCGCGCAGGTCGATAAAGAAAGAGGGGAACATTGATGAAACCAATCAGTATGGAAAACAGGATTAGGGGCGGCCTTTATGGAGTGGCAGTTGGGGACTCCCTTGGGGCTACTGTGGAATTTATGAGCCGGGATCAAATCCGGCAGAAATACGGGGTACTACGGGACATCGTGGGCGGAGGCTGGCTTAACCTCCGCCCCGGGGAATGGACGGACGACACCGAGATGACCCTGGCCGTGGCCGAGGGGATTATAGCCGATCCAGAGGACCCGGTTCCGCACATCGGGCAGGCCTTCATCAGGTGGCGGGATACCAACCCGCCGGACATCGGGAACACCATTCGGACGGTCTTTCACATATGGGACCGAGATAATCTCACCCACGAGCAATGGCATGTGGCGGCCGAGCGGGCCCACCGGGAAATGGGTGGCATGAGCGCCGGCAACGGAGCGCTGATGCGGACTCTGCCGGTGGGAATCGCCTATCGATTGATACCTGACGTTTACCGCCTTGCCGTGAATATAGCACGGATGACGCACTGGGATATGAAAGCAGGAGCAACATGTGCTATATATTCGATGGCTGTGCGGAACATTTTTAATGGCGTAAAAGACCGGTTTCTGGTGTTTGATTTTTCCATCAGAACAGTAAGAGAAATAACAGGTAGAGCCATCGAAGGGTTACAAGAAATAGAACAATATGTCATTAAGAAGGACGGATCGAATCTTAAACCCACCGGATATACAGTAGACAGTTTAATCTGTGCAGCATGGGCTTTTATAGAGTCTGGAAGTTTTGAAGAAACAGTGGTTAATGCCGTAAACCTCGGAGGGGACGCGGACACCATCGGAGCTATTGCCGGCGGCTTGGCCGGGGTCTACTGGGGATATGGAGCCATCCCGGAGCGGTGGCTGGAGAAATTTACGCCGGAACAGCGGGCCAGGTTGGATCGGGTGGCGGAGAGTCTATCAATACAAAGAGCCGAACAAATTATATACCGCTAAAGTCATTAAGGAAAGGGGTTGATGGAATGGCTCAGCAAAAGGTGCGGGCTGACCTGATCATTCGGGCGTTAGCCAAGCGGCATGACGCGGCGAAAGATCTATTTATCACCGAGGTCAAAAACGGACCGACGATATATGGCGAGCACCGCAGGATGGATGCCATAGCGATCAAACGGAGTTGGGCACACCCTTGCATCACTGGTTACGAGGTAAAAGTGAGCAGGAAAGATTTTGAGCGGGATGATAAGTGGCCGGGCTACCGTGATATGTGCCACCGATTGTTTTTCGCCTGCCCTGCGGGCCTGGTCCGGCCGGAAGAGTTGCCAGGGGATGTGGGACTGATTTGGTTCAACCAAGAAAAGCGAACCATCTATACCAAGCGAGCGGCGGCATTCCGCGATATAGAAATCCCTGGACAGATGCTGTACTACCTGCTAATTAACCGTACCGATAGCGATAGACATCCATTTTTTAACAGTCGGCGAGAGTTTATGGAGGCCTGGGTGGAAGACAGGGAGGAACGCAAAAAACTCGGCTTCTACGTAAGTAACAAAATGAGCAAAGAGATCGACGACCTCAAGCGGCAAATCTGGGAGCTTAATCGCGAAGTAGAGAAAGGCAAAGAGGCTGTCGCCGTTCTTGAAAGGGTGCGGGTCCTTGTGCGTCAATTGGGCTTATACACGGGATATGCGGGATATGGTTGGATTAACGAATTAGAGCAGGTGATAAAGGCCGGGATACATCCCGGGTTGGCTCAAAGTGTAGAGGCCATAGACCGCGAGCTACAGCGAATGAAAGCGTTGATTGAAAACAGCACGATTGGAAAAAGTACGATGGGGGTGGTAGGATGAATAAGCTTATGAGAAATCGTAACCGCTACACCGGAGATAATCCCGGAACTGAAGTCCAGGAAAGATACAATCATAATTATACTCCC